GTACAACTACTAAGATGACAGAGCATTTTTTTGATTTAAAAGGTGTTGATACCGGAAAAGTAGGTAATAACAAATATGTTAATTACAAACTTTCTGACTTCATAAAAGATCAAAACATATCACCATCAGCTGGAGTAAAGGCATTAGAGGGTGCTGGATATAATTTACGAGATCTTAATGTCGTTCCTCGTGAGACTAGGCTTGGTAGATTTTTTCAGCCTGTTATTCCTAGAAAAGATTTCTTTTTACCAAAAAGTCTTACAGATACCTTAGCTTTAAAAGACAAAGCTAAACAAGAAAAAGAAAATTTTGATCCTTATGCAGATTTAGATAAATTAAAAGAATTTAATTTAGATTTAATTAGAGAACAAGATAAGATTAGTAGAAAAGGTAGATTGGCAGATACTACTTTAGAAATGGCTATAATGAGAGCTAATTTGCCTTACATAGAGGAATTTAACAAAAGACTATCTACGTTCAA